CCATAATTACAAATATAAAATCTTTTCTTTTGAGTCAAAGAAAATGCGATTTCAATTGCAGAATTAAACTCAATAAGTTTCTCTTGATTTTGAAGAGAGTTTCTTATAATAGAAATCATTTTTGTCTGTCTCTTCATTTTTTTAGAAGATGCCTTATTATCAGTTAATGGTGTATTATTATTCAATAAAGTAAATCTATCGTGCAACTTATGAAATATATCATCGTGAAGCAAAGGAAGAAACTTACTTTCGGTGAGTCCCTTGAACCGCATAAAGGGTTTGAGTCCATCATATTGTGAGGCATCAGTAGTAGAACCATAGAGAGATGTAGTCTCAAATAATCCTATGTCCTTTTCAAATGCCTCATTAAGAGTCTCACGGGCATAATGAGAGCAACAGAGAAGAGCAAGAAGTTTTCCTCCCAGATAGTTGTATCCAAATGGTTGTGAAGGAACAATTACAAATCCCATAGCTGCATGGCGATTAAAGAGTCTCAAATCTGGTTGTTTTCCCAACCAAAGATTACGTGGTTTGGAGTTGATTGTTGGAGAACCAAATCGAATAAATCCAACTACTTTATTTGTATTTTTTTCATAAACAACCCACTTCAACTCTCTACCAGGAATATTTTGTTCATTATTATGAGAAGAAACTGCCATCAAAAGATTCTTATAGAATTTTTGATCCAATCCACCCTTTCCAACTCTAACAATCTTAAAATCCATATCATCTGGATGAATATCTTCATTAAAGAATTGTTCGCAAATTGGATCAAGAGTTGTGGTTTTTTTAATCACTTCTTTCTTCACAAATCTTAAGTAGTCTTCGATACAAGACATCTGTGAGAAATATTTTATAAACTCATCAGCAGCCCAAACAGCATCTTGTTCAGAAACAATCATTTAAAATTACTCTCAATCATAATTTCGGTAAGAGCAGCAAGTAAATTAATCTCTTGGTCTGCTACAAATGCTGATTGGTATTGATATTTTGCCACAATAAGAACGCAAGCAGCAATACTGGGACCATCCAGATGTTCATATAGAGCATCATACACCATACGAAGAATACTACTGGCATCATTATCAAGATTGGAAGCAATCCATTTACGAACTTCCGGAAAGTTCTTTTCTTTGAGATGTTTAATGAGATCATTTACTTTAATGTCAGAGAAAGTAGCAAGAATGGCAGAATCAATGCTACCAGATACAGAATAACGTTGGCATTCATTTAAGACTCTTCTCCAATCAGGAAAATGCTTATTTATCAGTTGAACGAGAACCTTATCATCTGCTTCAACTTTTTCTTGATCCAGGATCTTTTTGAGCCTTTCAAAGAACTTTGCTGCGATTTTTGGTCGGTCCTTGGACTTAATACCAAATTCGACAACGGCACATCGGGAGTGAAGTGGTTCGATGATTTTGTTTTTGTAGTTACAGGTGAAGATAAATCTGCAATTACCATAAAATGCCTCAATATTCGCCCGTAAGAGGAGTTGAACATCGTTCCCTGTGTTATCGCACTCGTCAATGATGATAACTTTGTGTTTGCCAGTTGCTTGAAGTGAAACGGTCGAAGCAAAGTTCTTTGCCTGGTTTCGTACCGTGTCGAGAAATCTTCCCTCATCAGATCCATTAATGACATAAAAATCAACTCCTAATTCATTACATAGTGCTTTGGCAACTGTTGTCTTACCAACCCCAGGAGGTCCGGCAAGTAATAGATTTGGTATTTGTCCTTGATCCACAAAATCCTGAAAGGTTTTTTTGATACTTTCAGGAAGAATACAATCTTCAATTTTCTTTGGGGCATATTTTTCTACCCACAAGAAATCATTATTCATAATTTAGATCCACGAAGGTTTTCGTTCTGGCATACGAAGATAATTAGATGCAACCCAAGGTTTGGATGCAATATACATCTTGTAAGCAGTAAAAGTGTCAATGCTGTCGTCAAGTTTATATTCATCGGGCATCGCACGGGCAAATGATGTCACTTTGTCAATCTTACCTTTGGGAAACAAATAGTATGCTTGTAATAAGGTATTATAGCACGAGTGTGTTTTATTATACCGCAAAGTATATTCATCACACAAGTTCATTCCCCACTTGATTAACCAATAGGCATTATCAATGGTCTTTGCTGCCCACTTAGTGCAGGGATGATTACGGAAGGCACCTTTATCGGTCTTATAGGGGGTTCCATCGGTCTTGGGCAGAGTTCCGTATCCGTGCCCCCATTTCTCTGATGCCACTATGGAGAGCATTTGACAGCACTCTAAGGGCATTTTTACTATGTGTTTGTCAGGGAGACAAACGGCACTTTCGGCAGGAAATGGGGAAGTGACAAAGATGTTCATTCAAAAGTAGAATCAGGCTCCATAGCAATATAATACTTCAAATCTCTGTCGGTGCTCGTAAATCGTGATAAAAGTTTTTGTGAGATGACAACCTCATAAGCACCAGGAAGAATCTTGATATTCTCCACTTTAAAATTGAACGTAAAGACACTATCGGTTTCACCAACCACAATGGAAAAATTGTTTGATGTGTCATTCTTTTTATCTCTTACTACCAGTTTGATCACACCGGCATCACCAACAGCAGAAAGGTCGGGAAGTTGATAAATCGCAGATGCCTTGAGTAACTTATCTAACTGTTGAGTATTCAACTCAAAGCACACATCCTCACTCGGAAGAGTGATTTCTTTATCTGGTGGAATCACGATTACACTTGGATCAGCAAAGAAATACTTGGATCGCATTTTACCTTCACGAATCACCACATAACCATCATTATCAAAATCCAATTCGGCATTTTGATGAAGATTAAGTCCATTTAGGAATTGATTCAGATCGTAAATACCAAAGTCCTTTGGAAACTCTTCGGTAATCTCTGCTTCGGCAAGAATGTTCTTCATCACAGAAATCGTGCGAAGTTTGTTTCCTTGCCTGAACAAAATTGATTGATTGATGCCAGAGAAATTCTTCAGCAATAACAGTGTTTTATCAGAAAGTTTCATAGTTTGATTTTTGAGTTTCATTATTAAATCCGGCAAAATGATATAGAAGAACACCGTAGTGTATAATCTTCAGTGCATCAAGTTTTGACATTCCATCCTTCTTACCAAAACGAGAAGAATACTTAATTAGATTATCACGACAGAAGGGGACTCCATCATCAATCGCATCAATCATATCCAGAACCTGAACCTTTGACTTATCAGAGGCATAGTGTCCATTGTAAGTTCCCTTAATATATTCTTCCACTACTTTCAGAGTCTTTCCTTCACCAAACTTCCAGAAGTGATCTGAATTTAGTGATGGTTTTACCTCATAAGAAGTGGGAGATGATGTAATACGTGGAAGGGGTGAATAAGGATATCCAGTAAAACTAATATGATCTTCTCCCATACCTCCTGGAAGATGAGTATTTCCAAAAACTATTGTATCGGGAGAAGCATAAGGATTTCCAGTTATACTAATTCCATCTTCCTCCCAAAAATCTTGGTTTGGAATTGAACTTTCATAATCGGTTTCAAAATTTTCAGTCATAAAGTTTCACAATCAAAGAGAGTTTTATCTTTTAATATTATATCAGTTTGAGAGAGTTGCGTCAACTGCTTCTTGGGCAGAAGGCATTATAAAATCTGCATCAATCTTGTCATAAAGTTCAAGGAATGCCTGTTTGGTTTCATCATCAAAACGATTTACACAAACTTGAATTGCCTTTGCCTTATCACCAAAGATGCTGTAGGCACGAATGATGTGAACGAGACGGCGGGTGCTGATGATTTCCTCAATACCACCATCATAGAAGGTCTTACGGATCACATCACCCCAATCAACAAGTCTCTTACAGAAATCACGATCCTCAAGACCAAGATCCAAAGAAATACCCTCTAAGATCTTTTGCTCAACCGCAGGAGCAGGATAAGATTGTTCAAAGGTCACAGGAAATCTTTCTAAGAATGCTTCGTTGAGCACATTAGTTCCGATAAATCGTCCATCCTCTGAACCCTTACCTTTGGTATTTGCAGTCGCAAAAACATTAAATCCAACAGAGGGTTTTACAAACTTACCAATCTTTTTCAGAAAGACACCTTTACCTTCCAATACAGATTGAAGACAAAGTATTTTATTAGAAGCAAGATCAATCTCATCCAAAAGTAAAATAGCACCACGTTCGAGTGCTTCAATCACAGGTCCATTATGCCAAACAGTTGCACCATCCACAAGACGAAAACCACCAATCAGATCATCTTCATCAGTCTCAATCGTAATATTCACACGAATCAATTCACGACCAGTCTGAGCACAAGCTTGCTCCACAGAGAACGTCTTACCATTACCCGAGAGACCCGTAATAAACGTTGGGTAAAAAATACGGGACTGAATAATTTTTTTAATATCGTTGAAGTTACCAAACTTGACGAAAGTATCATCTTTATCAGGAATAAGATTTTGTTCCAAAGCAGGAAGAGCAGCAGGAGAAGAAAAACTACGTTCTATTTCTTTTACCTTTTCTTGTGTCACTTCTAAATTCCACTTACCACGAGAAGTCTTATATTTTTCAAGATTTTTTGTAACGGTTTGATAGGCACTTCCATTACTAGCACACCAACCACGAATGTCGGCACCAGTAATTTCTGACCCAAAAAGTGATCTCAGAGAAGAAACGATATAATCGGGAGTCATTTTGAGACGGAGCATAGTGAGTGGTTTGTTTCAACATAGTCATTATAACAGCAATCAGAGTCTCAGAATCACCCTACTGGACGGTTTCCAAACTGTCTCTGATTTCACTCAGACGATTTAGACTTACTAAATGTCCTTTATATCCAGGATAATATTTTTCTACAAGAGCACCGACACCCATCGCAGTAATGGCACTCTCACACTTCAAATAAACTCTTTTATTTTTGTGATCTACAGCACAGGGCATTCCCCAGA